CTCTTCCTCGTCACCCTCCTCGTCATCCGTTTCCTCAGAGCAGGCACAGGACTCGATATCGTAGACATCGTCATCATCTTCATCGTCCTCTATCTCAGGAGACTCTGAAGAAGCCATATCGTACCCCTCTACACTATCTGACTCGGGGTTGCTCACGTGATCGGCAGCCACATCCTCAACCTCACCCAGCTCAATTTCCTCACCCATCTCCAGAGTTGTCCGTGCCCTGCGAGTGTGAGAGAACTCGGCATCGTGACCCTCCGTGCGGAGCTTGAGTTCAAAGGTAGAACCGATCTTGTCAGCAAACCAACCCTTCTCAGTCAGCTCCTCGTAGTCCTCAGAAATGTCGATCGTGTGGGTGCCCGCAAGTCCAACATAGACACCATACACCTTAGGGAAGTGCTGGCATCCAGACTCGGACAAAGCGATGGACGTCATGGCACCCACATAGGCGGCTGTATGAGGGCTCTGCATCCGCTCCTGCATATCATCTGCAACATCCGTCCGCTTCGGGACACCAAAGGACCCGTAGTCACCTCGCATCGTCTTGAACGGCGACAGAATCATCGTCGTCTTGCGATGAACAGGGATAGTCTGCCCGTGGACCTTGACGTTCTTCTCATCCACAATGGACTCAATCGGAGACGACAGCTTCACCCCATAGTCATGGAGCCCAGCAACATTCTCCGTCTTAAACAGCTTCTCAAGACTCGGAAAGAAAGGCTGGATCGTCTTCATAGACCAAGGGGTTCCATCCAACTTTGCAACACGATGGATCTTCAGTGGCACGGGTGTAGTTCTCAGATCCTTTCCCATTATCAGAAGACACGGCGAGGAATGTGAAAAAATAAACGACACACCAGAACAAGATGAACTTCCAGCTGAAGAAGTTTAATATGGACATGATCAAGGACCGATGTGGAATGGATTCTCGCAAAAGTCCTATGATCGTGATCATCGGTAAGAAGGATACGGGTAAGTCCTTCTTGTGTCGTGACCTGCTTTACAATGTTCAGGAGTGCTTCCCCGTTGGCCTTGTTATGTCACCCACTGAGGCAGTGAACGAGTTCTTTCAAGGGTTTGTTCCCTCCAAGCTGATTCATGACAAATATGAAGCCGCAAAGGTTCAGAACTTTATTAAGCGTCAGTTCGCAGCTAAGCAGAGATTTCTAAAGTCCAAAGCAACTGGTCAACCCTTTGACCCTCGTGCGTTTATGATTCTAGACGACTGCTTATATGCGGCAAAAGAGTGGATCAATGAAGAGTCTACACGTTTCGTTTTCATGAACGGCCGTCACCTTGATATGATGACCATTATTACCATGCAGTACCCGCTTGGTATCACGCCTAACTTGCGTACAAACGTGGACTTTGTGTTCATTCTTCGTGAGAATATCCTAGGTAATCGTCGTAGGATTTACGAGAATTACGCAGGTATGTTTCCTACCTTTGAGATGTTTTGTGATTTCATGGACCAGTGCACTGAGAACTATGAGGGACTGGTCATTTGCAACAACGTGTCCTCTAACAAGCTAGAAGATCAGGTGTTCTGGTACAAGGCTTCAGAGCATCCTCCCTTTAGGCTTTGCGACCAGTCTTTGTGGGCCGATAACCGCCCTTTCCAGTCTGCGATGCTTGCTGCCGACGACTATAATGCCTCTTCTTTGAGGAAGAAGAACGCCGCACCTTCCGTGTGGGTGAAGAAAGAAGGCGGAAGGGACTAGCACCGCCTGCAGGCGACTGTACAAGAACCGCTACAACAACAGTATCTATGACTTCGATAACATTGTAGCTCCCATTGGCCATCATCATGATTTCTCCTTTGATCAGCACTCGACGGTTCATATCGCCACCAGGTGGGAAATCAAGTACGTTATACCTGTTTGGAACAAGTGAATACGGGTTTGGGATCAGAATGGTTTGAGGACCATCAACATTTAGCGATACAGGAACCCATGCTCCATTACTCCACATATTCCATTCAAACCTATAGTTTTCAGGTTTTGTTGCAACAGCGTTCCTAATGTTCTGAAGAGTCATGCCAGGACTTACGGCGGGTTCTCCGAACACTTGTGGCTGTGGCTGGGGCTGTGCCTGTGGCTGTGCCTGTGGTTGAGGCTGTGGTTGAGGCTGTGCCCGAAAACCCTGTGCCTGTGGTTGAGGTGGTGGCCGAGCTTGGGGCGGAGGCGCTTGAGCACGGACATTTTCCGGTTCAAGATCATCTATTTGTCCAGTGGCCACTGGTAATCCAGCTGTGCGCCTTCGATTCCACCGCGCTCGGTTTGATACACCAACACTCGGCTCTCCATTTGGCCACAAAGTTGCCCAACAATATCCTAACTTTTTGAACTGCTCAGGGTCTCCTCCCTTATCGGGGTGAAACTGAAGAGAAGCCTTCCTATAGATCATCTTTGCATCTCGTTCAGTTCCAGAGTCCAGCATCTTATAGCACGCTTCATCTGGACTTGCATAAGGTCCAGCTCCCCCACGTCTACCCATTATTTAAGTGCGAGACTTGCGCTTTGTCGCCCGCCGTGACTTCTTGGACTTCTTCGTCTTGCGACGACGACCACCGTAGTTGACATCCTTGAAGTGCGGATCCTCAGGAACAGGCGCTCCCATCTCCTGAAGGATCGATGATGCAAGCAGAACCGCATTGCTCTTCTTGTCACCAGCATACCGAAGACCCTCGCCCGCCTTAATACCCTGCTCAATAAACTCAGTCAGTCCAAGCGTGAGCATTGCGTTCTCCTTTTCAGAGTTCGCCTTTTCTTCCTCTTCCTCATTCTGCTTCTCATACGCAAAGACAGACGCCTCCAGTGACGCATACTTCTCGCCCGCCCAAGAGAGGATATCTACGAGTGTGAACAGTTCATCGACAGAAGCGTTTGCGTGGAGTTCACGCACCTTGATCGCAACCGCCTTCTTGTATTTCTTACCCTCAGCAATCGCCTTCTTCACCTCGTCATCCCACCTCTTTTTCTCCGCCTCAGTTTCCGCATGCTGAGCCTTTGCAAGTCCTGCGGCGGCAATTCGCTCGCTGCGACGACGAGATTCGATATCCTCCATAGAATCTGAGTTAGTAGGGGCAGCCTTCTTTCCTTTCGAAACGACATCCATCATCGAAGCTGGCGCAGGTGCGGGCGCAGCCTGAGCAGCCCGTGCCGCCCTATTCCTCTGAGCGTTAATTGAAGCTAATCCTGGGTTTTTTAGTTCCCTTCGGGGATACGGTGCTCCAGGTTGGACGATATACTTACGTTTCTTGATAGGTCCTAATAGCTCGTCCATTTATTTCAAATCAACATTTTACTCCCGCATCACTCCCTCCGAAGGGTGAACTGGAGCGGCTGCATCCTCAAGGGCCTTCTCTGCAGCGTTAGCCTTCTTGCGGCGCTCGTTCTCCTCCTTCTGCGCCTTGATCGACTCCTCACGCTGCTCAGCAAAGAACATCTCCTTGTTAGACTCGTTCTCCTTGTACTTGCGCATCAGCTCGTTCAGCTCCTTCTCGGCGTACTCAACCTCAGGCATCAGGTGCTCCGAAGGATCCCACGGCAGCCACGCACCCACCTTGCCGATGTAGAGGTTGTCCTTCGGGTAGCGGCGCTGGAGAACCTTGGAGAACATCTGGGCCTCCTCAACCGTGGCAAACGCACGACGAACCTTGACACCACGAACATTGGTGCGGAAGTCAACCTGATTATCGTACATCTCCTGCAGGTTCTTCTCCTCCTTCAGAAGGAAGATCTGGTACTGCTCGTGGATATCCGTCTTCTTCACCTCATCCTTACGAACGCTCACAAAGTCGCTGGCATCCTTCAGCAGGTCGTCAATCTTGACAGAGTACTTCTTGGACAGAAATGACATGAAGTTCTCAAGTCCCCTGACCTTCCACTCGTAGTCCATCCACTCCACAAACTTCTCAAACATGAACTCATCCTTCTGCTTGATCACCTTCTCGGGGCTGATGAAGGAGACAATGCAGTACTTCTGCGTCGGGATCTCGGGGTCTTCGTCAAGGTAATCAATCGGTCCATTCTCGTCCTGCTTAGGAAGCTCAGTGCGGGGCATTTACTTGTTCTTGCGAGTTGACCTTAAGTTCTTTCTCCGCAACTTACAAATGTACGATATCTTCACGACCGCCTACCTGTTCTTCCTGCTCTGCCCTGGTCTGCTGATTACCCTGCCTCCTGGCGCTGGAATCATGACTGCGGCCGCCGTCCATGCAATCGTGTTCTTCCTGATCCTCCAGTATGTGTCCCTCTATGTTCCTTGGTGGGCCGTGTGGGTTGTTGGTGTTTCCATTGTTGGATACAAGCTTTGGTCGGGACGTTCTGTTGCTCCCGCATATTAAAAATTTCTTCGTGCCTAAGAACCAAACAAATGTCTGATTCTGCGCCGAAGCCTACCCCTTCCGCTGGTGTTGATGTTGCGGACCTCCTTACTCGCCTCGTGAAGTATCTTTTGGAAGGTTTGGCTGTTGCCATCGCTGCGTTCGTTCTCCCTGGCAAGACGCTCAAGGTCGCCGAGGTTGGAATGATCGCCCTCGTTGCGACGGCCACGTTCGCCATCCTGGATATCTATGCCCCTAGCGTGGGTGCATCTGCTCGCACTGGTGCTGGTTTCGGAATCGGTGCCAACCTGGTTGGGTTCCCACGGGTGTAAGGGATAGTTAGACCTTCAATGCACTTACCAAGTGTGACGCCAACGTTGTGGTCAATAACGTTCCGTAATTGTTCTGTGTCATCTGCATAGTACCGATTGCAACGACACATACAGGACTTGATGTTGTAACAAGCGTATAGAGAATCTCCTCAAGCGTATGAGGGACACAGAATGTGTCATACACTCTCGCAGATGCGAAATGTATTGCATAATTCGCAGCTATGGCAACAACTGCCTTAGCAACAACCTCCATTTATCGTTTAGTAGTTGCTTGTCTTTAAGAAACAATGGAATCCTCCACTTTTCTTGTTCGATACAATGGACGTTGGATGAAAATCAATTCTCGTGAGTTTGAGCCAGAGAGAATGACCACCGATGTAGCATGGATGCAGATCAAGGAGGGACTGACACCCGAGGAAGCCTATCGTCGCTGGTTTGAGCTACAGCGTAGAATTTCTCGTGTTCTCAAGTAATGAGGACTCTGATTCTTGTCCTAGCCTTTGCGATCATCGTCTACCTCGTGTGGCGTCTCTGGAAGCCAATTGTAGCATCACCGAAGCGTGAGGTTCCTGTTGACAAGGCAAATATGTATTTCTTCCACACAGACTGGTGTGGCCACTGTCAGAAGGCAATGCCTGAGTGGGAGAAGCTGGAGGGTGGTCCTCATAAGTTTGGAAACACAGAGGTCTCCTTTGTTCGTGTGAATGCGGAGAAGGATCGTCCGACCGCTGACTTGTATGAGGTAGATGCATACCCCACTGTGAAGCTGGAAACCTCAACGGGTCTCTACACCTACACTCGTGCTCCGACTGCCGAGAAGCTAACCCAGTACCTCAGGGAGACGTTTGGAAAAGAAGCGTGATGCCTGTGCAAGCCCTTCATCGTAGAGCTGCTTCTTCTGAGCATCAGTCAATTCCTGCATTAGGGAAATCGTATCGTTCTTAAACCAGAGGACATTGTCCGTATGAGACTCTGATCGGAATGCCTCATAGAGTGTTGCAGAATAGTCTGATAAGGTCATCTTCTTCAGCCTTTCAGGTGTAATGCTAAGTTCGGACCGACTGATATGAAAGACCAGGGTATCTGGAGGCACAACCTTGTGCATATTGTGTGCGTAGAATCCACCATCAATGTACAGGTTGTTGTACAACACTTGAGGATGGAAGACAAATGGCAAACAGGACGAACACCTGATCGCATCCATGATCGAAACAGATCCCGTCAAGAAGACCGCCTTCCGTGTGGTCAAGTTTGAAGCAAGGATATAGAGCTTCTGAGGAGCGTCATCAATCACAGCATTTCGTAGGTCAATTCCTTGACCATCAAATGCCTTGAGAACTGTTTGGGTAAATGAGTCCATGGGAAAGAGAGCCTTCTCCTGCGTGAACGATGTAATGGAGGTCAGGTTAATCGAAGGGATCACTCCAGACAAGTTGAAGCCCGTGTCAAACATATGCTTAATCGCTTGCAGTGGAATCTTGTAGGCAAGAGCTGTTGCGATAATAGAGCCTGCGGAACATCCATAGATTCCTTTGGGAAAGATGAGTGGTTGGTGCTTTTCAAGGGCGGCTAATCCTCCGATCATAATGCCGCCACGAACTCCACCGCCACCGAGGGCAATCGAGCTAAACATTCTTGTATGGAGGATGTAAGGATGCTGAAAGCCCGTGATGTATGGGACGAGCAGGAAGACCGCAGAGAAAAGCGTATGCGAGCCATGAGACCTGTCCTAAGCCAGCTCTACGGTCAGATCCGCAAGCAAGCCACTCACAACCCAAATGCTCCCTATATTGTCTTTGAAATCCCCATGTATGTTTTCGGGTATCCGCTGTTTCAGATCTCCGAAGCCCGTGAATACATCATGAACACCCTTTCTCAGGGCGGATACATGGTGTGGGTAATTGATGATAAATACCTGTTAATCTCGTGGCTCAAGACAGCTGGTGGAAAGCTGTCTCAACACCGCCCGCCAGTGAGCATAAACTACCGTCCTCAAGTATACGATCCATCTACACTGGGGAGTATGCGATAAAATGTATCAAATATACAATGAGTATTAAAAACTACTTTGTTTATGCGCATGGTGCGGTAAACAACAATGGGTCGTTTTTTGTCCCAGCCAACTTTTCAATTGAGTTTTTTTATAATCCAGCCGAAGAAAATGTTATTATATTCTCACACCCCGGTGATGCTCAAACAATATGCAATAAGGGTATAATTCCCCCAATTCATTATAATCAAGAGAATAGATGCAGAGATATGTATTTATATCCAGCAGAACAAAGTGAGGCATGGACTGCAGGAATATATGACTGTAATAGTCGTGGGATAGTTAGATTGCAACAACGAACAACACTCAGAGAATTGGTCAATTACATGGAGACAAATGATTACGCAATGTTAGATCCGGTAAATATTATAGTAGTTGCTTGTGGAACACCATATGGAGCAAATGTTAACTCTGATCGAATTAATATGGTATATCCCGCTTATACGAATGGAGATAATCACCCTATTATTGTTCACAAATGGTCGGGGTATTTAAATAGTCTTCCGCCATTTGCAGTTGTTGAGAGCAACTACTACTATCACCAGGGGTTAGCTAAGTTTAACCACAATAGAATGGCTGCTGTAATATACGCTAGTTATATACAGGATGGTGTACCTGCTGATATTGCTGAAAATACAGCAAACTATCTTCTGACTCGAGATATCAGTCTACCGAGGGATGGTTGGTGGAACGGACGATCTCGTGCCGGGCTACGCAAGACCTACAGGAAAAATGGACGGAAGCGTCGCAATACAAGGAAACACACATGAGCTGCGAACATGAAGTTGTTATCGATGATGGTGAGCGTGTGTGTAAGTGTTGTGGAACGATTCTGGGCTCTTGTATCGACGAAGGAGCGGAGTGGCGAGTCTACGGCAATACTGAAGACGACCCTTCCAGAACAGGGACGATCACGAGCGAACTCCTTCCTGACTCCTCATACGGATCGATGATGATGCGGCGCCGAGGGGGACAGCAGTCGGAAGAAGCCAAGTCAATCGCAAAGCTTTCTGCGTGGTCGTTCTCAAGCCATGGAGAGAGATCATGGATGGGTATCTTTGATGCGATCCAGCAGTCCTGTAACCGTGTAGGACTTCCGAAGGCAATTGTGATGGATGGATGTGCAATGTTCAAGAAGGTAGAGGATGCTCAGAAGACCCGTGGAGAAACTCGCCGTGCTCTGATGGCTGCTGCAATCTTTACATCCTGCCGTCAGCACGATGCAACCCGTACGCACGAGGAAGTTGCCAATCTATTCCATGTCAGCATCCGTGCTCTGTGCAAGGCTCTGATGCGGTTCTCAGACGAAGGTTCAAACGTCCTCAATACTCAACTTGGCATTGCTGAGCGTATCTGTGCAGATATGGACCTGTCTGATTCAGATCGTGATCGCATTGTCCTGATGCTTCACAGTCTCCCAGAGATGGAACATACTCCAAAGACGATCGTAGCGGGTGTCGTGTGTTCTATCTTAGGCGGTCAGGTAGCCAAAGTTTCTGAGGCTTCTGGCGTCTCTTCAGTCAGCATTCGCAAGATTGTTGAGAAGTTGAAGGTTACACAGGGAAGAACGTAACCGACCATGTCGTTGTACCGCCGCCAAGTGTGACAAGAGTCATTGATGTATAACCAAGAGTTATCATAGACGTCTCGCTACGATATTCAGAAATCATTGTCGCCGAAAACCCTGGTATTTTCACACCAAATAGCGTATGATAATAACTGTTGTTCCAAACGGTCACTATAAATGATCCATTTTTATAAGGAACAGTAGCACTTCCGTTATTAACTATCGTGCCATTTGATGAAAAGAACCCACCCGTAGATGAAAGCACACCGTTGGATAAAGCAGCCATACCCGTTCCATCATTGACACGCATCGTTCCCGTTACGTCAAGGCCGTAGGTAGGTGTCATGTTGATGCCTAGTTTTCCACCTGACGTTCCGACCTGAGCATTTCCATTCACGAAGAAGGGTGTTGTTGGCGGTGTAGTCGGTAGGTTTGTTCCAAACATTCCATTCGTACAGGAGAAGGTTCCGTTAGAGAAGAGAAGTGTACCTGCACCATCACTGGCATGGATGTATCCGCTCACATCAAGGTGGTAACTTGCAGGGGTGATGTTGATTCCAAGCATACCATTGTTGGGGGCACCGATCTGAGCAAATCCATTGACCATCAAGGGCAGAGTAGGAAGCGGTGCTGAATACGGCATGTTGATTCCAACATATCCGTTGGAGCCTGAAATCATATAGTTTGTACCAGTACCCTTGATCAGAACCGTGTTGCTAAAAGCCGCAATCGCATTGTTCGTCGTGGAGTTGATGTTGGTCCCGATAAAGATGTTACTATTTCCTGCAGTGATGCCAGTACCGTATCCAATGTATATGTTTGAGATGCCTCCCGCCAAACTGTTCCCACCAAGGGAGACACTTTTTGACGAGCCAACGGTACCAATTCCAGACAGGAATCCAAGGAATACATTGTTAATCACATTGGACGATCCGTATCCCGACTGGAACCCAACAAATGTATTGTTTGAGTTTCCGTTTAGGTTAGAATACACATTGCCAGCGTTGCTTCCAACATAGACATTGGAGTTTGAGTCCGACACAGACAGGCTGTAGGCAGACACGAAATTAGCTGAGATCGTGTCTATGTTTATGAGTTCAAGTTTTGAGTGATATACATTGTTCGTTGTGTCATACACAAACGTAGGGCGGAATACGTTTTTCAGTAGATTCTGTGCGTTGCTGATACTACTCATTGTATTGACTGGAGACAAAGGTTTAAGTGTATTCTCCACTATATATACAGCCATGTCCTATACTTTGTTCCCGATCAAGTCGTCTGAGCAGCACCTCTATAAGATGTATAAGCAGAGCGTAGCCGTTTTTTGGACGCCCGAGGAGATTGACTTTTCTAAGGACCAGGCCGATTGGACAAAGCTTACCAATGATGAGAAGCATTTCATCAAGCATATTCTTGCATTCTTCGCTGGTTCCGATGGAATCGTCATGGAGAACCTCGTGACTCGGTTCCAAGGCGAAGTCAAGTCTCAGGTGGTCAAGTTGTTCTACAGTTTCCAGAATGCGATGGAGGGCATTCACTCGGAGACGTATTCCCTTCTGATTGACACCTATGTCAAGGATGAGGAGGAGAAGGCAAAGTTGTTCAATGCGATTGAGGACATCCCTGCAATTGAGGAAAAGGCTAACTGGGCGCTTCACTGGATGAACTCTGACCGCTCGTTTGGAACCCGTCTGGTTGCATTTGCCTGCGTGGAGGGCATCTTCTTCTCAGGTGCGTTCTGTGCTATCTTTTGGTTGAAGAAGCGTGGTCTGATGCCTGGACTGACCTTCAGCAACGAGTTGATCTCTCGTGATGAGGGACTTCACACCCAGTTTGCAGTGGCTCTGTTCCACACTCTCAACGAGAAGCCCGAACCCGAGATCATTCAGTCCATTATTATGGGAGCCGTGACCCTTGAGAAGGAGTTCATCTGCGAGTCTCTCCCATGTGCCCTGATTGGCATGAATGCAGCTCTGATGTCTCAGTATATCGAGTTTGTGGCTGATCGTCTTGCGGTCCAGTTGGGCCTGAAGAAGATCTACGGAACGCACAATCCGTTTGATTTCATGGATCTGATCAGTCTTGAGGGTAAGACCAATTTCTTTGAGAAGAAGGTGTCTGACTATTCTCGTGTTCAGAGCTCAGGTGAGATTCGTCTGGATGAGGATTTCTAAGCAGAGTATAAATGGATGCTTACTTCGCTCGAATGATTGGAATCTTCGGAAGCGTGGATGCGCTTGCCGAAGACTTCATTGGAAAGAAAACAGTGGATAAGATTCTTGCGATGCCTAGTGGACCGGGAAAAGACGATGCAAAGGTAGGTGCAAGTGCTATTCTTCCTGCTATGAAAGACCGTGTTAAAAGCGAGGAGTTAAAGGTTCGGATTCAGAATGAAATTAATAAGTTAGCTGGATCAGCGGCCGCCGCAGCGGGAAGGCGCAAGACACGTCGGTTCAAGAAGAATCGTTTAATGTCCAGGAAGTACTGCAAGAAGACCCCGTGCCGCCGTATGGGGTTCACGCAGAAGGCAAGCTGCCGTCCCTACAAGAACTGTTATTAATACTTGATCCCGTTGCCTGCGGGGGTCTCAACCGTCTTGTCACCCTTCTTCGACGGCTCCAGCGGGACAAAGTTCTCCGTCGAGAACATCTTCAGGAAAAACATGAGGACGAACGAGATCACGACGATCACCAGAACATACTTGGCCAGCGTCCACAGCAGTCCCTTCATTGACGAAGAGTTCTTCGCAGCGTAGGCACCGACACCAGACGCAACCATTGTCTCGAGGAAAGCACCACCCTTCTTAGCCATTTATCAGAACGCAAGATTACTTTGCGTGTTGAGGGACAGTTGAGTTTGTCGCATCCGCTGGGGGCGGGGTCGACTTCTTTCCAAAGATCATTGCGACAATAAAGATGATCACAAAGAAGAGGATAATGCCAACTGTGAAGTAGGCAAAATACATGCCAGCTGTTCCAACGACACCAACAACACTTGAGTTCGGGTTCTGACGGGCAAGGTAGGCGCCTGTTCCAATGAGTGCAGCATCCTCAATCAATGAGTTACCATCTCCGCCAAACATCTTCTTGAGGAAACTCTTGCGAGGCATTTACCCTTACACAGTGGAAATAAAGGTAATGAATCAAGATGCTATTCTTGCAGTTTGTATTTTTGTAATTGTCTTTGGCTTCGGCGGGATTATGGTAACCGTAACACACTTGTGTTACCGCCCCCGTTATCGTCGTTTGACAGACGAGGGGATCGATCTCGTTTAAGACGCCATAACCTTTACCCGCCTTCGTTATAAATGGAGTTTCTTCATGCGTCAATTGCCCTCCTTGCGTCTATGGTTCTGATCCTTGCGGGTATGGTCGGTTGGATCTACTGGCAGCAGACTCGCCTGTTCCAGAACATGAATGCGATTGCGCTTGTGATTGGCGATCTGAATCAGACGCTAATGGCGACCGTTCAGCCAAAGGTTGAGCTGGCCACGATCCCCGAGCCGACCGAGACGGTTCAGGAGGTAACCATTCCTACGTCCGATGATGAGGATGACCGCCTCTCGGTCACCGCCGAGGTTGTTGCGGGCCCGCCTGAGCCGCTGGACACGGATGGTCTGGAGTCCAAGACTAAGAAGGAGCTGCAGGAGATCCTGACCAAGCGTGGAATCCCTTACGGAAAGGGTGATGCAAAGCCTGCGCTCATCTCGCTGCTGAAGGCAACTGCGTAATTTTATTAATCCTATATAATGGACTGGGACGATGGTGTAGCGCCGCGGGTGAGGGGCGGTCCAGTAGGATTTGCACCTGTTGCTCGTTCTAACACTGGTTCATACTACGATATTCATCGTGAAGAAACGCAGAGACCTGCTAGCATGTATCGACAGGTTGCACCGGTACCTACACATGTCTATGATGAACCTTTAACAACTCACGCAAGTCAAGATCCTGTTGCGCACCAATATTGGTCATACGATGATAGAGCGGCAAGAGTTCAGGCGCGCACAGAAGGGGGTCCTCGCGCTCTAATCCAAGATGATCCTTCATTCCAACAAGCGTATGAAAATTCACTTAATATCCCTGGAAATGACATTTGGGTGCAAATTAACAGTAGGAGATACGAGAGGGGACCTGATGGAAGACCGTTCAGAACATGGGACCAGGTAGCAAATGAAGCAATGGCGAGACTTGGACCGTATATTAACGAAATACAAGACCCAGCAGAGAAGGCGAAAATAATCAGTGACACGCGAGTTGTCTTTTATACATTGTCAAATTTAGTGACCGATCCTGCTACCAAACAGCACCTTCTAAATGGAGTAGAACAACTTGGTGGAATTGGACTGGTCGGTAAGGCGCGACGCCGTAAGTCGCGTAAAGGACGTAAACGTACTATCCGTAGAAAGTAATAATGAAAGTAGTTTCCCTTGATGTTGGACTTCGCAACCTTGCATATTGTGTGCTTGAGGGAACTGACCGTAACGATGTAAAAATCATAGACTGGAATATCATTGACGTCTTAGGAGAGCAAGCGGGTGTTGGCGCTCCTAAATGTCATAAGTGTGCTGGGTCTGCTCAGTACGAGCATGCCGCAAGTGGAACATTTTCATGTGGTCGTCATACGCCAAAGAAGAAGGCGAAGGTTACTAAGACCGCTCTGAATAAGATGACCCCTAATCAACTTCATGAGATCATGACTGCAGAGAATATGTCTACGGAAGCAACCAAGAAGTCTGATCTGGTCAAGTTGATCTACAATCACCAGAAGCAGAATACGTGGAAGAAGTGCGTTTCTTCGGCAACTCAGGGATCTGTTCTGGATCTTGCTCCTGCCATCATCAGGAGTTTGGACGCACGATCGGCATGGAAGGGAGCGGATCTTGTTTGTATTGAGAACCAGATGGACCGGCGGATGTTTGGGGTCCAGGCGATGATTCAGATGTATTTTTGCGCTCGGGGGTTTCGGTGCACGGGTGTATCGGCGACTCACAAGCTTTCAAACATAGTGACTGTGGAAGATTCAACTGCCACATATAAAGGTCGCAAAAAGACAGGCATATCTCACGCATTCGCTCTTGTTCCTGCTGAGAACCAGGCGCACTTCGCAAAGCACCCCAAGAAGGACGATCTGGCTGACTCATTCCTACAAGGTCTTTGGGTATTAGAACACGAGAAGGTCTAAAATGGAAATTGATGAAGAAGTCGAACGAATGGTGGACTACATGAAGAGCCAAGACTTTCGATCAGCACCACACTACTATGTGTGGGCCCAAATGTATATCAAGCACCTAACAGACAGGAAGAACGAGATCCAGATGGAAGAATCCTTGAAATTATTCCAACTATAAGGCAAATGGCTATCGAAATAGTTAAAGATTATGGACCTGGTGGTGATGAGATTCTTAAACTATTTGAAGAGTTTGAAGGTGGATCTATAGAGATTGATGCTGACGAGATAGGTGCTGGGGAACTTATTAGATTTCCTCCATGGCCGGCTGGCGTTACACATATATCATTAGAACTATTTACTTTAATCAAAACTCTTCCTCCTCTTCCAGATGGACTTAAACATCTTGAGATTTATGACTCGTATAACTTAGAGGTTTTGCCACCTCTCCCCGAAGGTCTTGATACTCTTACAATCGAATCAGGAGGCATGCTAGACACCATTCCAGCTCTTCCAAGCACTCTTACACGTCTTAGTCTAGATTCTAATAAATTAAAAGTTCTTCCTCCTCTTCCGGCTGGACTTGTCGAACTTGCCGTTACAAACAATCTTATACAAGAACTGCCAACTCTTCCTCTTTCTCTCTCGACACTTAATGTTAGATTAAATCCTAGTTTGAGATCCCTTCCAGAGCTTGTGAAGCTTAAAGCACTTTACTGCGGGAACAATAATCTTACATCTCTTCCAGAGCTTCCAGATAACCTAGAATTACTAGAATGTTCAAATGGTAAATTAGAAAGTCTTCCTACTCTTCCTGACTCTCTTACGTTACTGAGATGTGACAACAATCGGGACTTAATAGGTCTTCCTACTCTTCCTCCTAGGCTTCAAACTCTTGATTGTTCGTTGTGTCAACTCACCGAACTTCCAGAGCTCCCAGAACGTCTTGAATATCTCGATTGCGCGGAAAATGCGTTTAGCGTACTTCCTCGTCTTCCCGCGAGACTTATGCAACTAGATGCTCAAAGTCTGCCTAATCTTAAAAAACTTACACCGCCGTGCCCTGAACGTCTTAAACTAGTGCGAGTATCGGAAATCTTCGGTTATACTGACATAGTACCAAAACCAGAGGTAGGCGAACTACTCGGTGCGTACATGAATCGATTGCAAGGATTACCTCCTCCTTCTGAACCCATGTGGACTGGATATTCAAAGGGAGACGTAGAACTTTTTAAGAGCTTTTTTGTTCAAGCTAAAAGGAACAATGTCAGTGTTTGTCCTGTTTGTCTTGCATACGCAGACCGCATTGAGGGCTGTATGTTTATGACGCATAAATGCGACCGAGAAGCAAGACATGAAAACTTATACAAATTGTATTCTGATGATGCAGGAAAAATTGAATGGTGTACGATTTGTGGAAGAGTTTCTGAAAACCACACACACTTTACATTGAACCTTCCAGATGAAAAGAGACCAGCCTTTGTTCAATTTCGGGCTCAAAATATGATAGATCACTTTCAGGAAGATTGTATACCAGTTGGAGGTGGTGGATTTGAGGAAAAGTTTAGGCGTCTTGAGAAACTGCTTAACTATGCCTGTCAGCTACAGGATGAGGTTGGGAAATCACCAGCAAAGAAGATTCGCGAGGAACTCATTGAGGAAGTCTGGAAGGCTGCTCTCCTGAAGGACCGAACGGTCATAAAGAAGTTTGAGAGTGGAAAGTTTGACTTCCCTTGTGATTTTCCTGATGATGGCGCGCCAGCTAACGCAGAGAGGGTGTACCCAGATATTCCTGTTCCAGATGGGGTGGTACCTCCAGTCAAACATGAGACACCCGATAACGAATGTCTTACAGAGCTTGGAGAGCACGATGACCACAGACCCGTGTATCAGTTCATTCATGAAAAATGGTCACACGAGGGTGAGTACATTTGCGGACCCCATCTTGAAGCTGGATTGAAGACGAATGTGTTTAAAGGTCTGTGTCCTATCAATCCGGAAAAGTGCCAAGCAAAGTTGTACCCTATGGAGATCAAGGATATTGTGAGCCCAGAGTATTACGAAATTTATAGGAAGCTCTTCAATAAGCAGTTCCAGGTCCAGGTCCAGGTCGCCGGTGGAGCATCGATCATGCGCAAGATTGACCCTGCTGGTATTGAGTGCCCTATTATGCCTAAAGCTGGTTATCGTAGTACGTATCGTCGTAAATGGAAGACCGCACTGAAGCGCAGAACGATGCGTTCCAACTTTAAGAAGGTCGTCCAAGTCAGAAGTAAGAATGGACGTGGACCTGCTCATAAATCCACAGCAAGGAGGAATCGCAAATCTCGAAACAATTGATCTCCCGACGCTCACGTTTGATGAGGTCCCTGCACCGCCCCCTGCACCCAAGCTGGTTCCGTCCGCCGAGGACACGGGCCCGATCCAGCTGGGCGGTACGATGAACTTCAATGCTGAGCCGTATGCGCCGTCTGTTGCTCCGCGTAAGATGTCGGATGAGGCCCTGATGAAGGAGAAGTACGAGATCTTGCGTAAGTTTGAGCGTCTGTCCAAGATGGGCGTCCCGATGCGCAAGCGGTTCACGATGGACTCGCCTCTAGAGGAGATGAAGATGGAGCTGGAGTTCATCAAGCGTGAGAAGAACATGGATGCGACCATCAAGCAGTTCTCCGAGTGGTTCGTGACTGCCATGAGCGGTCTTGAGTATGGATCTAAGCACGTTATGTTGCTCAAGGCGTTCGGTCTTCAGCTGGATGGCCTGTCTGAGTCAGCCCAGATGAATGTCGTTGATCTTGAGGATGATTTTGAGGAGCTGTATGATCAGTATGGCGACAACCTGAAGATGCATCCGCTTGTGAAGATCCCGATGCGTGCCTGCATGATGATCTACATGGTTCACCTGACGAACCAGATGACCCGCAAGGCGCCGATCCCGAACATTGACGATATCATGCGTCAGAATCCCGATATTGCTCGTTCTCTGGCTGCTGCTGCAATGCAGAACCAGACGACTCAGATGCGTACCACTGCGAACGTGCCGCCTCCTCCTCAGGCGACGAACCCGCTCTCTGGTCTGATGAGCTTCATGCAGTCTGGAATGCCCCCTGCACCTCCCCCGTCCATGATTCCCAAGCCTCCTCCAGTGGATAAGCAGGTCAAGATTGGTGGCGGTGCCAAGGTGAAGGTTGTTGCTCCTGCACCCGCCCCTGCTCCCGCACCAGCTCCCGAGATGAAGTCGCCCCCGAACATTGATGAGCTGCTGAAGAACATCAAGCAGTCGGTCGTTGTTCCTCCAGGCAACGGTCCTCCTGCGGCAGTTCCTGCGTCTGCCCTCCGTGGATCGAATCCGAAGAAGAACGCTGGCTCGACAGGGAAAAACTCAGTAGTAATTAAACTATAACTAATCTGCATTTAATATAAATGCCTAAGGGAGTCAAGAAGCTGGAGCACGAGATAGCTGATTGGAAGCACTACAAGATGAAGGGTACATGGATCGACGGGAAGAAACCTTATAGGCCATTCACCCACGGCGACGCCGACGACCAGATCAAGAAGCTCGAGAAGCTGCTCGTCAAGGCCAAGGAGCGTGAGAGCAAGCGCCCCTACAAGCCCGAGCGCGAGGAGCAGGACGGGGGTCGTCGCAACACCCGTGGTCGCAAGAGCCGTCGTGGAACTCGTCGCGGGTAGGCATAGATAAAACACCTGGCTATTTACAAATGCCCAAGTTCCTGGTTGAATACACACTGCAGGATGTGGAGAAGATGACTCCTTCTAAGGCGAAGGATGTTATGCGGGCGGAGGGCCGTCAGTATATCATCCACAACGTCCATCCGTCTATCCTGGATGACGGCTTCGTGGAGACGGTTGACTTCAAGCAGGCCCCTGAACTTATGAAGCTGTGGGAGAAGCACGTCTCAAAGGAGGAGATGGAGAAGATGACTGTTGGAGATGCTCTTGGGCTCCGTGAGGAGGTGCGCAATGCTCTTCGCCAGAAGGCACTGAAGGGTGGTCGCCGCAAGACGCGTGGTCGCAAGAGCCGTAAGACTCGTCGCTCGTAGGCTCCTCAGGTTCGCAACTAACCAAACATAGGCGGCACATTCTTGTCATAAGCAGGCCAGTCCGCCTTCGACACACCCGCATCAACCTTCTGATTCGCCATTCCCTCAGCACTACGACGAGACACACCTGAAGCAATAATGATGTATCCTGCGGTCAGCAGGGTCGAATGCACAATATCACGAGTGGCAATGAAACATACGGCGAAAATCGCAATCCTCCTCAACAGGATGTTGCGATTGTACTCAGTTTCATCTCCACTGAACTCATCGACCAAATGACGAGATCCAATGTTCAGCAGAATCATCATGACACCGATGAAAAACTTGTTGTTGTTGAGTGCATCAAGGTACTGCAGCATTGTCTTGTGTCAAGATTTTAGAGGGGAGCAACCGATGACGATGAGGTCGTCGAGGGCTGAACGCCGCCCGAGGTATTGGGCAGAGGGGTTGAAGTATTCATCGGCGGCGACGGGGTCGTCACGGGAAACTGACCCATCGGTCCAGGAGGAGGGGGCATTGACGTCGGGGCGCCAACCGAGGGTGTGGTGGCTTCGGGAGGCACGCTTCCAGTCATTGTTGATGTCGGCTTGCACTCCTTGCTCACGGCATCGTAGGCATATCCGTCAGGGCACGTGCACGTCGGCTGCACGACTGTCGTAGGTGTCGTGAATCCCTCCCACGAACTCAGGGTGCAACGGAGGTACGCCACAACCAAGAGGAGTGCGACCGAGCAGCTCACCTTCTTGTCGACATAGATAATGCCCGCAAGCGCCGCAGCCTTGCCAACAGGCGTGGCAAGAAGGTCACGGACAACCTGGAACCCAGGAACAAACGCAAGATAGAGGATCAGAACGCCCACAGCAATCATTTCATTGCGACCAGAGAGCATTTATAGTTCCCTCATATTTTTCTGTGTTTCTTTGAACAAGTGGAGTATGAACTACTCAAGTCTTGAAGATGCCTTTGGCACCCCGTTTGGGCAACGTATTCCTGTGATCCATGAGCATCCCGACAAGGCCGAGCCGCCGCCCGCAACTCGTCCCGACCAGACGAAGAAGCATTCCGAGCTGCTCAAGTCGGTTGAAAAGTCCCTACCGCTGGACAATAACCCTGCGACAGAGTCGTTCAACGCAACACCCGTACGTCCACTTCCAGAGGCCCCACTTGACCCTCGCCTCCCTACCTACAGGCAGCAGGTTCGTGAGCATTTCGGAATGAGTGGCGGTGGTGGTGACGATTCCAAGCTTGATCGTATTCTCCGCCTGATTGAGCAGAACCGCACAGGCTATGCACCAGCCACAACACAGGATATGCTCCTGTACATTGCTACGGGTGTGTTTTTCCTGTTTACGTTTGATACATTTGTCACCCTAGGTAAGTCTATGCGTGGCCGCTAAGCGCGGTCGTTAGGCCCGAGACGGGTCTGCATTGAAGAGAAGTTATCAAATCCATTGTCGAGATACTCAATCTCAAACGTTAGGCAAAAATTGGCTACGTTTGTGTTTGTTCCAGCACCAGCTGCAGCGGCAACCGATCCGTCAGTCGTCCAGTAGACGAACCCCTGGCTACCCTGCTGAGAGTGGAGGCGAGTACGAATACGAAGACGATCCAGCTTTCCAATCGGAGGGCTGAAATGAGAGGTGTTCTCCATACCAGAGTGATCATTGTACTCAATAAACTGCGTCTCCTTGCTAGCTGCCGCAGCTCCCTTTGTTGATACAACATTCGCAATCTTTGCAAAGAAGCTGTCGGGGTATTGCGACCTATTTCCTGCAACTGCAGTCTCATCGCCCTTATTCAGCCCATCAATATCGACCATGAAGTAGTTGGGCATGACGTTACCAGACGTCACAATAGCTGCATCAGCTGTGTACTTTGCAGTGGGAAGGTTTGTTCCGTCAGAATATGTGTGGCTTCGTGCACTCTCAAGCGTCGGAAACTCTGCACTCATCAGGCGGAGGGAAATCACCTTCTCATAGACACGGGGCAGATACACAACAAAGTCACCGTTCGTATAGTAGATACCTGTATCACGATCGGCAGAGTCAATATGAAGCACCTTCTTCACAGTGCGGAGTTGGGGGGTCGGTGTGGACTTCTGCACGATAGTTCCACGGTAGTCAAAGTTCATTGTTACTTCTTATGAGATAAATCCGCATCAGCTGTCCGCCATGTCTTTCCGTGAAGTACGAATGAATGGACACGAGCCATGCCCCATGCAGCAGGGGTTGCCCCAGGGCGGTGACCTGTACGCCACGCTGCCACGCCACGATTGTAGACCTTCTTCAGAACCCCAGGGGACATTCCAGTTGCCTTCGCAATTGCGGGAATACCAGTCACACCTGGATACTTGGTGTGGAACCGAGACGAATAGGAGGATGGGCGGCGGCGAGTTCCCTTGTCAGTCTTGAACGGCTTGTAGGCTCTCGGATCCTTCCAGGACATCTTGGCACGACGAGTGATCTCACGATGCCTCTGGGCCTTGCGGCGAGTGGATAGTCCACGATAGTATTTAGGGGGCCACAACATTGTATATTCTGCGTTTAAAATCAAATGGGAGATTCGGGTGCCACCGACTTGGGACAGAATGTTAGTTGGACTATTGTTTTAGAAGAATACTTTGCTCAGACAGGTGAGAAGGCAAACGGTCTTGCGATCATGCACAAGAAGGCCGAAAGTATTTTTACTCGTCGCAAGACCTATATCGACCTACCCGTAATTATCGGGTCAGGCGCTGTTGCCTTTCTGAATGCCGGCTCATCAAGCTTGTTCACGGACCACCAGCTTGCGGCTACTGCTCTCGGTGTTGGATCGCTTGTCATCGGAGTTCTGAATACGATGGGTTCGTATTTCGGTTGGGCAAAGAGGGCCGAGGGTCACCGCATGTCAGGCATCCATTATGCAAAGCTCTATCGCTTTATCAACGTGGAGATGCGTCTTCCCCGTGAGCAGCGTATGCAGCCCGGCGACTTCTTGAAGTATGTCAAGGATCAGTACGACCGGTTGGCCGAGCTGAGCCCTCCTATTCCTGGTTCGGTTGCGAAGGAGTTCTCGCACAAGATGGAAAAATACATGGACATCTCCAAGCCAGAGGAGACAAACGGATTAAATAAGATTGAGATCTTCGTGGATTCGGCTAATGAGCTTGGAGGCATGGTGAGCCCTCTCCCTGCTCCTCCTTCTCCATCGGCTCCCATGGCGAAGATCGGACAGGCTCCGAAGGCGGGACAGCCCCCAAAGCCATCCGCGTAAGGGTGTAGTTGCGTTTTCGGTACAGGGTATTCCTCGCTCCAAACTGACGGCGGAACTGGGGATCCACAATATCCACAATAAGAGGATGAACCTTTCTCGTCGATTTTTCAACTCGCAAAATACGACCGACAATCTGGTCAATGTCAGGTCGGGGTGTTGCCATGACTAACGTATTCAAGGTAGGCACGTCAAATCCCTCCTTGCACATGGAATACGTGGCGATCAAGATCTTCTTAGATGCACAGAACTCTGCCCTCTGACTTGATTTTACATTCTGCGAAAGGATGCAGGCAGTTTCTCGGATTGGTTCAGACAGTCCATCCAGGATGTCCTTACACAGCTGAACACGGTCAGACAGCACAAGGATCTGACGACCATCCTCAAGGATGTCTTCAATAATCCCACACAGCCACTTCGTTCGGTCTTCGCATTCTGCAAGCTTATTCACCATCGCAGGAACACATACATAACCCTGCGAACTCATCACGATCTCATTAAAGGCATCGTCGTTATTCACATATTCAAAGACCTCAACATTGACTTTGGTATCCACGGAGTCACCTGTGTCGGACTTGTAGAGTAGAGGACCAAGAAACCAGTGGATTACATGCATTAGCTTGTCCTTGC